TTTACATACACAAAAAATTTTACATCCGAGTTTGTCCGTTAAAGAAGGTGATATATACGAAGCTAGAAAACTAGCAAGTAGACTTGTAAGAGATAAAGATTTTTATAAAAAATGTAGTGAAGAAACTGTGGAACTATACAATACACATTTTACCGAACAAAAATTCGTCGAGAAAACGATTAAAATATTAGAAAGTGAGTTATAAAAGATAGTTATTTTAAAAGTTATGCAAAAATTTAAAATAGGAATTATCGGTAACGGGTTTGTTGGTAACGCAATAAATAAAGGACTAAATCATTATCACGACGTTAAAATATACGACGTTAATCAATCTAAATCTACCGATACGTTCGAAGATACAATAAAACAAGATATTGTATTTGTATGTTTACCTACACCTATGTTCAAAGACAGTTTGAACTGTGATTTATCTTATATAAAAGGATTTTTTGCTTCCGTAATAATAGAGGCTTATAATCCTAATACTATATTTGTAATAAAATCTACTGTACCCATCGGTTCTACAGAAGATTTATGTAAACAATATACACCGCTTAAAATTGTTCATTCACCTGAGTTTCTAACAGCTAGAAGTGCATTAATAGACTTTATTACACCCAGTAGAAACATTGTCGGTGGTAAAGAAGAAAATGGTGTAAGTACCGTTAAAAGATTATTTGAAGAAAGATTTCCGGGTGTAAATTGTCAGACGATGACAAGTAATGAATCTGAATTTGTAAAATATTTTGCAAACTGTTTCTTTGCTACAAAAGTTTCATTCTTTAATGAAATGCATTTATTAACTAAAAAATTAAATCTATCGTGGGATAAAATTTTAGGAGGCGTAATGACAGACGGAAGAATCGGTATCAGTCACTATCAAGTACCTGGTCACGATGGAGATTATGGTTTTGGTGGTACATGTTTTCCAAAAGATATTAACGCTTTTATTAAAAAGTTTGAAGAATACGATATAGAACCAGTTGTTTTAAAAGGTGTTTGGAATCGCAATTTAACAGTTCGCAAGAATAAAGATTGGGAAAAATACAAATCCGCAGTATCATGAATATCGTTTTTATAGTAAATGTAAATTTAAACAACGGTAGAAATTCTCCTTATTATCTTGGCATTGAGAGTTGGAATCGTTGGGCTAAAAATAACAACGCAAAAGTAGTTGAATTAACAGATCCAATAATCGATCCAAACATATTAAGAGTAAATTTACATAGATACTGGGCGTTTGATATTTTAGAAGAAAATGGCATTGAATTTGAAAATGTTTTATTAGTAGATGCTGATACAATCGTTCATCCGAATTGTCCTGATTTCTTTCAAGAAAGCGCAGGTAAATTAGGAGTGGTTGTTAATAACGGATGTTATGAATGGACTAAACGAAGTATAACTCAATGGAGAGATGGTTTGTTTCCCGACATGGATTATATTAAAACATGGCAATACTTTAATAGCGGATTTATTACGTTAAATAAAAGTCATAAAGATTTTCTAGACAAAGTAAAACAGTTTTATTTATCTAACAAAGATATAATACCGGATTTGACTAAAAAAATAAAAGCAGGTACGGATCAAACTATTGTAAACTATTTGGTTAAAAAGCACAATATAGAAGTAACTTATTTACCGGAAATATATAATCTACAAGATTTATTTAGAAAAAATTTATTACACATACCAGGCCATAGCTGGTTTAGTGACGAATTACATTATCTTGATTGTGGATGGGTATATCACTTTAATGCGATACCTCAAAACGACCGACATGTCGCTTATTGGATGGAAAGAACGTTCAATCACTTTTATAAATAACATATGACATATACTCTTCAAGATCTAGCACATGCATATGATTTAAACATCAGTGGTATAATTCATATTGGTGCTCATTTCGGCGAAGAGTATTTCATGTATCGAGACTATAATATAGAATACATGTTATTTATCGAACCTTGTACTAAAAATTTTGATTTATTAAAACTTAATATACCCAAGTCAAATAAAATCAAATTGATTAAAAATGCTCTCGGTAATAAAACGGATAAAGTAAAAATGTTTGTGGAAAGTGCAAATCAAGGTCAATCCAATTCGATACTTGAACCGGATTTACATGCAAAACAATATCCATTTATTGAATTTAATGGGCAAGAAATTGTAGATATGGTTAGATTAGATGATATTGTTTCAGAAAAAATTTATAACTTTATTAATATTGATGTTCAAGGTTATGAATTAGAAGCATTAAAGGGAGCAAGTAATTATTTACACAATATAGATTATATCTATTCTGAAATAAATCGTGATTCTGTATATAAGAATTGTACTCTAGTTAATGATTTAGACGAGTTTCTATCTAAATATGGATTTGTAAGACTATTAACCGAATGGTGTGGTCAAACTTGGGGTGAGGGATTTTATATTAAAAAACAACTTGTATGATTTATATCTTCGGAGATAGTCATTCTTTTTGCAATTTTCATGGTTTAATTCACTCACATACGTTTCTAGGAGAAAATTCAATTACCATGTATAGAATCGGTAGAGATGGAGTTTTACCTAATTTTTCTGAAGAATTCAACAGTTCTGAAAATACATTTATTTTTAACTACGGAGAAATTGATTGTAGATGTCACATCGGAAAACAAATAAATTTAGGTAGAAACCTTGATGACCTTTCTAATGAATTGTGTTTTAACTATTTTAAAACGATAGAGTCAAATATAACAAAATATAAAAAAATAATTATAGTGTGTATTACTCCGCCCATGAGTCAGCCATACTTTGAATCGATAAATAAACCAATAACTCACGAATATCCGTTTATACACGACGATTTAACAAGAGTAGAATATACATTAACTTTAAATTCTTTATTGGAAAAGGAATGTCATACTCACAAATATCATTTTCTTAATTTTTATAACAGATATTCAACCGAGGCTGGGTTATTAAAACCTGAATTGTCCGACAATTTAGTACATATTAATGATAACCGTTATGTGTTAGAAAGATTATATGAAGTATTATGATTATTTAATAGTTGGATCTGGTTTTTTTGGATCGGTTTTTGCTCACCAAATGACCAATCTTTATAACAAAAAATGTTTGGTTATTGAAAAAAGAAGTCATATCGGCGGCAACTGTTATACCGAAAATCGTGATGGTATTCATATCCAAAAATACGGTCCTCATATATTTCACACAAATAATCTCAAAATTTGGCAGTTTGTAAATCAATTTGCAACATTTAATAATTTTGTTAATAGACCTAAAGTTCAATTTGATGGTCAATTATATTCATTTCCTATCAATCTATTTACACTTTATCAGATTTATGGTGTCACAACTCCAGAAGAAGCGAAACGTAAAATAGAATCCGTTAAAATTAAAAATGATAATCCAAAAAATTTAGAAGAGTGGATATTATCACAAGTAGGTGAAAAATTATATAATTTATTTATAAAAGGATATACTACTAAACAGTGGGGAAGACCGCCATCGGAGTTACCATGTTCTATCATTAAACGACTACCAATAAGATTTAATTTTGATGATAATTACTATACAGATCAGTATCAAGGCATTCCTATTGGTGGTTATACTCAAATATTTGAAAAATTGTTAGACGGAATCGAAGTTCGTTTAAATGAAGATTATCTTCTGAATAAACAGTCATTTAATAATATTGCTAAAAAAGTAATATATACAGGACCAATTGACGCGTTTTATGATTACATTTATGGTAAGTTAAATTATAGAAGTCTTAAATTTGAAACCGAACGTATTGAAGTGTCTGATTATCAAGGTAACGCGGTTATTAACTATACTGAATTACATCGTCCAGAAACCCGAATTGTAGAACACAAACATTTTGATATGGTAGATACTAATTTTACGTATATTACACGTGAATATCCTAGAGAATACGGCGAAGGATTAGAACCGTATTATCCTATCAATGATAAAATCAATACACCTATATACGAAAAATATAAAACACTATCAGAAAAAGAAATTAATATAATATTTGGTGGCAGACTTGCCGAATATAGATATTATGATATGCATCAGATTATTGCTGCATCTTTGACTACAGTAAATAAAGAAGTTAACAATGAATAAACTCACCGTATACACCAATCCCGAATTTGCATCTGAAATAGTATTATCAATACCTTACGTTCATTGGCTTCATAAAAATGATATGTTGGAAAAGGTACATGTGTGTAAAGGCATGAAACCTTTTTATTATTTTACGGATAGAGTTATTGACGACATCGATAACAGAACATTGGATAATTCAATAGCATTACGTGATATACCTAATAAATGGTTACATAACTCACCTGCAGGCGGTGGCAAACATGGTGTAATAGATTATAGTCAATGGATAGTTCCACCTTATAAAGAATATTATCGTAATGATGTTTTCAACGATTTAAAACCTTATGTTATTGTAAATAACATTTATAACATTGAACCAGGCAAACTTGGTTTTAGACCATATAGATATTTTGATATTAACAATCTATATCAAATCTTTGAAAACTTAACAGAAAAGGGATATACAGTAATTTATAAAAGACCAGACAATACCGAATTTGTTTTGGACCAGAACGAAGTTAATACAATTCATACAAATATTAAATTGACGGCACAAACAGAAGAAGTAGGTAAGATTACAGATTACGATTTATGTGAATATTTTGGCGGTAAAGTTATTAATTTAAACAAGTTAACCAAGAAATATTCTGATTTGGATTATAGTACTTTAAATCTAAAACTTTTTGCTGAAGCCGAAGGATTTGTTACTATAAACGGTGGTGGTGGTATATTTTGTGCATATTTTGATACACCTATGATAATGTATCTAACCAAAGGCCCTGAGTTTAGACCAAACTATATGGACAACGAAGATTCATATATAAGAAAATTATCTAAAGCACCAATACATTGTGTGTTTGATCATTTTGAATCGTGGGAACAAAACGGTGGTAGAGATTATAAGAAGTTGATGAACAAAGTCGATAAAGTTTTTAAAAAAACTTTTTCTTAACATATTTGGATATTTAAAATAAATGATTGAAAATTATACACAGTTACAAAATGGCATAATTAAACAGAACAACTTTTTCGTAAAAAAAAAGAAATATGACGTTGAATATGTTGATGTAAGGTACAATACTTATGGTGAAAAAAATGTTCAAATTTCTTTTCTTCGTCTCGGTTATATCATAGGAAGTTTAGGAAAAATTCCAAGTAGTATACTGGATGTAGGATATGGCAATGCTAATTTTATAACTGCTTGTAGTAAGATTATATCAAACTGTTATGGTAACGACGTTTCCAACTATCCATTACCCGATTCAATAAAATTTGTAGACAACATTTATAATGAACATTATGATGTGGTCACTTTTTTCGATGTATTGGAACACTTTGAAAACATATATGATATTAAAAATTTAAAGTGTAATTATATTGTAATCAGTGTTCCTTGGTGTCATTATCATTCAGACAAATGGTTTGTTGATTGGAAACACCGTAGACCAGATGAACATCTATGGCATTTCAATGAAAAATCGATTGTAAACTTTTTCAATGAAATTGGATTCACTTGTGTCAATAAGACAAACATCGAAGATACAATTCGTAAACCAACAGACGAACATTCAAACATTTTAACCTGCACTTTTAAAAAGATTTAATTATGAAAATCAGTTTTATTCAACCATCTCGTAACAATTTGAAATACTTAAAATGGAGTTACGAAGCTATAAGAAAAAATTTAAGTCATAAAGAACACGAAATTTGTGTAGCAGATGATTTCAGTAATGACGGCACAGAAGAATGGTGTAAAGAAACTGCTGCAAAAGATCCATATTTTAAATACATCAGAAACAATGGACCCGTTAGGTTAGGTCATACTATACTATATGACAAGTTAATTAATGAAGTAGCTACCAATGACGTAGTTATGATTTATCACGCAGACATGTATGCATGTCCTAACTTTGATAAGTATGTTGAAAAATATATTCAACCAGGTACAATTGTCAGTTTAACTAGAATTGAACCACCGTTACATCCACCAGGACCAGAAAAAATATGTGTGGAATTTGGTCAAGAGCCAGAAGAGTTTAATGAAACTGGATTTTTAAAATGGTTCAATGATACTCGTCTTACAAGAAAAGATAAAACTACAGAGGGTATTTTTGCGCCATGGGCCCTTTATAAGAGTGATTTTCAATCCATAGGTGGTCATGATGACTTATATGCTCCACAAAGCAAAGAAGACAGCGATATCTTCAATCGTTTTCTGTTAAATGGTTATAAGTTTATACAAACATGGGAAGGTTGTGTATATCACATGACTTGTAGAGGTAGCAGATACAATCCAACATTAACCACTGTAGGTAAAGAAAGTGACGAATGGTTGGCTCAAAACAATAGAAGTGCCAGAAACTTTATTCGTAAATGGGGACATTTTGTTAAACACAATGATACAATGAAACCTATCGTACCTAAACGATATGATGTAGGATTTGTTGTAATCAATTGTGATGAATATAAACTAACTCTATTAGAACCGTGGTGTGATACGATTTATACTGATGTACCATATGACCGTTATATTAACGTCGAACAAAAGAATACTAAATTTGATCTTAAAAAGAAGTTAAAAAGATATGAAGATCAAAAAGTAAATGATATAGTTATTGAATTTGACGCAAACAAAGTTAATAACCAGAGTTTTGAATTCTTCAATATGCTACAAATGATGTTGGATGACAGTGGTCAAGAAGGTACATTTGAATATGATATTTTCAAAATAAAAGTAAATAAATTAGTAGATTATAGTGCTAATTTATTAGAAATAAAAAATCCTTGGTACAAATTAAAACAACTATGAATATAACCAATCTAAATATACCTCTAATTTTCTATGTAAGTTTCTTTTTACTAATTTGGTTTGAAAGCGATATTGTCACCACAATATCAAAATTAACAGGTACACGTAATTTACTACGTATACCAAACTATGAAAAGTACAAGATAGAAACAGACCCACTTTCTAGTTATCCTAATTTTTTATATAATGAATATCCAGGATGGATTACAAAATTATTAAGTTGTCCTATTTGTTTATGTTTTTGGACAACTCTTTTTACGACAATCGCATTAACATTACTTGTATCCTATCCAGTTACTTTATTTTTATTAATATTTCCAATAAATTATTGTGTAAGTCTATTGTTATATTTAATAATACGTAAACATTTATGATAATTGGAAACGTAAACGGATTTTATAATCTTGTAAAAGGTCATAAAATACCGGGCCTCGAAAAATTTATGTCTTGTTATAGAGCATTTTTTTCTATGTGTAACTGTCAAAAAGCAGCTAAACAAAAGAAAATGGTTGAGTGTAATAAATTGTATTCTGATTTTGTATTGGCTAATGGACAGAATTTAAAGAACTGGTTAAAAACAAAGACCACCGATAAAGCAGTGGTCTTTAGACAAAACGATCATCAAGATATAGTTATTGTTAAACTTGACTAAAAATATCTTTTTTAGGTATTACGTCAAATTTAGTAAGAACATTGAGTACACATTCTCTGATGTATTCGTTTTTAGTAATATCTTCACTTTCTTCAGAAACATCTTTCCATTCAAAAGCAAAATCTGCACGCTTTTTTACTTTTGGATTATTAAGCATTTCATGTTCATTTGGAACTGCTTCATATATTTTTACAGGTTTAGATGTAGATATTCTACGTTTAGAAGGAGCAGGTCCAAGTTTATACTTAGTAATATGTATTAATTTACCACATTGTTTGAACTGTAACCAACTACATTCATCTTCTACATAATGATCGTAACGTATATCAGTTATAAACCCAACATCAGCTTTGCTCTTACCAATTGTTTGTTCCAATTTATTAGTCCAATACTTACCATTACTTATTTTTCTCATTACATCACCATAAGCAACTAATAATGGCCTAATAATATTTTTTTCTTCCGTTTTTTCTGTAAAGACATTAATTCCCGTTTTATTAAAAATGAGGTCTTTTAAGTCATTTTTAAGTTCATATGCTAATGCAAAACGGTCAACGTTAACACCATGTTCAATTAATATCTCAGTAGCAACTTTAGCAAATAAATCTTTGCCGCTTCTCGCATATCCGCCTATTCCAATCAGTTTCATTATTTTACCTCCAATAGTTTTTCGATTTCTTGGTCAGTTTTACCAAATAATTTACAAATATTAACTATAGCTGATAGTCCTTTTTCATCTTTTAACAAGATTGTACAGTAATCTTCTGCTTCTGATGAACCAACTTCATAGTATTTGCTCAATAAATTAAGTAAGGTTTGATTAACCTTTTGTTTTTTACTTTTTATCCACAGAGAAAATTTTCTACTTTTTGGTATCAAAGTTATAAGCAATTGATAAAATTGTTTCTCTGGTATAATAGAGAAGTACTTAGAAACATAAGACATATCTTCTACAACAGTAGAATCCATACTTAATGCTCTCAATAACATGAATTTATTGAATGACTTACGTTCATCTTCTGAAAGAGAGTCATAATAGTTAGGATCTTGTATCTCACGAATATGTTTAACGTGATCAAATAAACCTCTACTCTTTGTTGATGTTTCTTTTCGTTTCATTACGGTTAATTCTAACACTTCTACAAAGTTGGTCAACTACTTTGTTTGTTTTAAGACGTTCGTTGTTAAGTAACTCAATACTTTCAGCTACCGTAATTTGTAATTCATAAAACCTATTCAATAGTTTTATAAATAAAATTAAATTTATAATGGAAAAAATGACCGACAACATTACTGCTGTCGGCCATACATAACCAAGGATTTCTTTAATCCAGTTCATCTAGGTATTCTTGGTTTTTTGTTTTATCTTTATATGGTTCAATCGACTTTTTGGTTTTATTGGATTTATTAAATCCTTTTGCCTTTTTACGGCCTAGATCCGAATTTCTTCGAAAAGTCTTACCCATATAATTTATTAGGCTTCGTAACCAACCGCGAGAACTTCACGAAGAGCACGAATCTGACGGCCGGTTAGATCAACACGATCTTCGCCGGAACGAATGGTCAAACGAGAAGCCTTCTTGGCCTTAGCAAACGGAGTGGAGAGATAAAGCTCTACACCAGAGGTGTTATGGCCTACGAAGTTAGTCTTGTTACGAGTATTTTTACGAGTATACATATTTTTTTTTCCTTTTTTTATTTTAGTTTCGTTAGTTTTTCGCTAACTTGAGATTATCTTACACTAGTTCTGTGTAACGTCAATACCTTTTTCTTTTTATATTTTGAAATCTTTTTCAAACTTACGAAGCGCTAGATCTTTAGCTTTGAATTCAAAATCAAAATCAACATTAATATCAACATACTCTTCCGGTACACTACGTACATAGTCAGCATGTGCACGTGGATTAGTGTTGGTAAGATCATTGTCACTGAAATGAAATAATGGTCTATAAGACTGCCATGTAGACATAGCAACAGTTACGGCTTCTTTTGAATTAAATTTACCTGGATTACATCTATAATGAAGATTATCATATGTAATCGGTATACCAGTCTGTTGATAAATAAGATCATATAGTTCATCGACTTTCCAACTATTAGGTTTGTCTTCGTTTTCCAACACCAATCTTGAACGTACGTTGTTTGGAAGTGCCTTATATACGTTAATAAAGCGCAAGGCGATGTCTTTTGTATTACCCTTGTAACAGTTCATATGAATGTTAATAGGAGCTTCATACGACATAGGTAAACCAAAATAATCCATCATTTTACCGTGCATAATCAATTCTTCGACTGACTTACTGACAACTTTTAAATTTGAACTTGCAGGTACAACAAATTGATCGGGATGTGTACTACACCGAATCTTATTTTCTTTGATAATTTTTGAACACAAATCAAATTCTTGTTTGATTTTAGAAAAATTATATGTGGTTTCCAAAAGTAAATTTGCTTCTGGTAACGTTTCTAAGGGCATCATTCCGCTACTAATACGATAGTTCCAACCGTTTTTAGCGCAATGTTCCAACGTTTTACGTGTTACAAATACGTTGTTTAGAGTTCTATCTGCAACAATTTTTTCTGCATTTTTACGCTCTAAAGCTAAAAAACGAGTTTTTGTCATTGTTGACGCTTTAATTCCTTGATTTTGTAATTCAAGGGATATACAACATAGAGATTTTTTCATCATTTCTGATGATATAACAGTTTTTTATAAAAGTCAACCGTTAAGTACTACCTGATACACTACCTGATACACTTCCTGTTGTACAACAATTTACGTCAGAAGTTGCACAAAAATAACCTGTGAACTTCCATTTTTTAACTTTTCGTTGACTTATCTTTTCCCACGTAGCGAATTTATTTGTGCCTTGACTCAAAGCATACTTACTTTGTTCTATTAATTGTGGATATTCATCACTTAAAGATACAAATTCTTCGGATTCTGGATCACGATAATATATTTTTTCTTTGAATTTTGTTAATATTGATCCCTGATCTCCATCAAAAATACCGTCAGGACTAGTATCAGCCTGTGACGTTGAACGTGAAGTTTTAGCAAAATTTATAAGATTAGTTATAAATCTTTGAAACCTATCACTAAATGTATAATCACTTTTTTTGTTTGCCATCTCAATACTATAATAAATAGTAATGAGTTATCTTCCTACTTCGTTAAAGTAAACATTTTTGGCATCATCGTACGGCATTCCAATCATTTTGTTATAAAAATGAACGTCACCTTTAATATTACCTTCAAGTTTCAATCGTTTATAACGTTCTACAGCTTTAGGCTTCCACCATTCCATAATACCATTATAATCACGTTTAAAAAGATCTTTCATTTTTAATTGGTCTTCGGATATCTTGTTTTGAAGAAACTCTCTGGTGTTTTCGTAGAAACAACTATAATATACACCACGTTCATAACCATGAATATATTTACTTTGTTTAATATCACATGCACTAAAAATCATACTAATTACTCTTGATTTAGCACCAGTCACCGGACCCGAAACACCCTCACGTTGAGTCATAGCAGATGTATATTTTTCGGCTTTATTTTCTTTAATCCAGTCATGCCAAATCTTGTAGATTTCGTCATCTGGTTTGATTGCTATCTTACCAGCACTGGTACCACACTTATGCCACCATTTAAGACTATTATACATACTATAACTGCCATATAAACTTGTAGTGGTCATTCCTACCAACACCTGATTATATAACTGTTTCCACAAGTCTTGTACAGTTTTGCTAACTACCATAGCTGCCGCTAGTTTACCACCTAAGAAATTGTATCCAAATGGTTGAGTACTGATAATGCTACTACCAATAGCACTATGTGATAATTTCTTATCTTTAATCTTATTGTCTTTATTCCAACCAATATAATTATCACGGTCAGTGATAGTAATAACATCACTACTTACAGCTAGTACTCCGATATAAGGAGTTTCCGGTTTGTTTTTATCTACAATAAGAAACTTGAGAAATCTTCCAGGAGTTTGACTAAATTCAAATGTACTTACACATACTCTTAACAGAGTCCAATCTTCATTTTGTTGTTTAGTTTCTACATACACAAGTTCAGGTTGACAATTTTCAATTTCTTTAATTGTCATTTGTTCATTTTTTATATCAGTAGGTTGCCAGATCTTAGCTTTAATAGCATTTAATTTACTAGCAACATCTTGATATGTTTGAATCTCTTGCCATTTTTTATAAAATGTTTGTTCTTCTACAGACATACTTTTAAGAAAGTTGAGATTGTCTATAAGAAGTTTACGATTGGATTCAAAATCGAACGCTGGAGCATCAAAAAAGTCTTCTAAACTCATATTTATACAATATATTATGAAATATAAAAAAATCAACGAAAAAGAAAATATTTTTTATGTCTTTGAGACAAATACCACTTCTTTTTCAATGTTTGATAGTGAATTGGATTTGCCAATATATGTCGGTACTTGGAACGAATGTGCCGGAATTATAAGAAACATAAAACTCTATTCTAAAAAAGCACAAATATATTTTTATGTAAAAGAAAAAAGCGGATTCTTAAAATTGAATCCGCAGTGGTCATATAATCTATAATCTATCAGTTACGCAACCAACGTTGGATTTGTTACGTCCGTTTTAATCGATACAACCGTTTCAGACGGAATATTTTGATTTACGGACGCGACTGCAACCATCAAATCAGACTTGAGAACGATTCCCTTAGCTTTAGCGGATTCTATCATATCTTCTGTGATGATACCATGTACATACACAGTACGAGGACGACCCTTGTTATTATGTAGATAACCAATATCACTTACGTTTGTATCTTTTACAACACGCTTTCTCAACGTAATTAATTTCATATGAGAATTAATATTGTGTAGTTCTTCTGTTGTGAATATACCTTTCGGATATGTCACTACTTGGTTTGTATTATTTTTTCTATCAGTTTTTTTCATATGTTTTCCTTTCTATATATCACTATATAAAAAATTTTTATAATGTCAATCTTTTTCTAACAACTTACCATTGAGGGTATCAGCAATACTATTAATATTGTGTATGTTAATAAACCTAGAATCTTCTCCGTACATTATTTTAAAATTAGCTTTGTTGCTATTACATTCATACTCTGTAATATAATAACTCAACACTTTGTATCCACTTGCGAGTATTTTCTTCACCTGTTTGCGAGTATGTAAACACGCTGGTACTCCATTATATGAAATGGACTGTGAATCATCTAGTTTAAAATTGAAACAGGGTTCACCATCACTGATATTAATAAAATATCCGTTAGTGTCACCGTCGATCTTCGGTAGGTACTCCATAATAGATTCAAAAGACAATCCTTCTGGAGTAGTTTCCATAGGATTTAAATATCCAAACAAACTTCTTACTTTAGTAAAACTATCTTTAGTAGAGTCATATCCAATTACAGTATAAGGCATACCGTGCATAACCGTGCGAAAACTAATACTAACACTGACATTCTCTAACATACTTGCAGCTTTGGCTAATGTAGTACATAGTTTAATACTATTCATCCACTTTTTACCTCGCATACTACTACTAGCATCTACCGTAATGTGAATGACAGTTTTATTGTATTTATGAAATTTATTATGAAAGAAAATATTTTCAATTCCCGCTCCAATTTCATGTAATAAACGTTTATCAATCTTACCTGTATTTTTACGGGTATATTTATCTACATTTACTTCATTACGAAGTTTTAATTTTTTGCCGAGACGTATACCCATGACAATACCTTCATTAATAGCAGTTAGGGTTTTATCATTCAACTGAATTTCCATCTTCTTCGTATTAGGATTATAACCATCAATTGTCATTGGAAAATTGTCGTCTTCTAACAATTCACGGGTCATATTTTTAACAAAAATACTATCTACATAACCGTTGATATTAAAAGTAGATTTTACATAATCAGCGCCAACTTTATTCAATTCGGTTTTAGACTTTTCCATCGTCTCTAATACCTGTTTATCTTTTTGAGAAACTTTCTTTTTTGTAATTTCTCCCTTTACGAATTCTTTCTGTTTCTCAATGGCTTTCTTTAGCTTTTGAAGTCGAGTCTTGGAAAAATTTTTATCTTTACCAATAACGTTCTCGTCGTTGTTTACAGTATTAACCTGTGTAGGTTCGCCACCTATATCAGAATCAGTAGCTTCTGCTACATTTGAAAGTGTATTGGTGACAACATCCCCCTGTTCGTTAATTGGTTTAGTATCATCGTTTGTAGATGAACTTCCAGACATTACCGTCTGTACCATAGACTTGTCATCTGTTGGTGTAACTGTATATGTTGTAATATTAGAAAATACAATTTTAGATACTTCTAATGCTACTTCAAACCGTTTAAGTGGCGTGTCTAATCTAGAAATATTCGACAAGTCAATCTGTTTAGCAATATCATATAGACCAGCTAATGCATTTAAATCTGTATTTTTATTGGTTAAATTAATAATTCTGAAACTGTATGACTCGATATTAGGAATACGATACAGATCGGATGTCAAGCCTTTATCAATAACTGTACTATTAAAGTACTCATCATACAGTTTATTATAGTAACCTTGATAGCCCGGCGCTGTTGTATAAACATGCCAATCGATGTAACGATCCTCGACATAATTAAACATACATTGTACAAATTCAGCTACTTCTGTCTTTGCAATGTTAAGAGGTTCAGTTATGTCATAAATCTCACGCGGGATTTTTTGCCATACATTTTTATACATAGCAAAATCGCTATGATTGATGTGTGAAGCTTCATGTAGAGCTAAACCAACACCTACATCGAAATGTTCGGTACTATCAAGGTTACTTCCGATATAAATCGTATCTCCGTCTGTACAACTTTTACCGTCAACGAAATGAATCGGAATCTGTTTGTTTGTCAAAATAGATACATAATTTGTAACAGCTCTACGAGCAGACGATAACCTAATTAACCGTTGATACCTATCAAACGATTTAGTCTCTTCTGCATCAGTAGGATCAACACTGTCATTATAATCGTCATCATCAAAGATGTATTCTGACAACCAAAAATCACTATGGTTCATATAATTTATATTTTAGAATGGAACTTCTGACTTTTCCTTGAGTGGATCATTGAAGGCTGTTGAATTAGCTTCAACTTTTACGTACTTTTGTACCAACTGTTTAATATATGTACGTTCGCTATCAACACCCCCATCTTCCGAAAACTCAGGATAAATCACTGTCTCAGCAATTTCAATCAAATTAAAACCGTCAACAATTAATTCAGCAACTTCAACCATAGATCGTGTAGGAATAAAATTTGTGATTTTACTATCATCTTGTACAACCTGTTGTCGGGTATGTTGTGCAATCTCACAGAAATTCTTGAGAAGATTGTGATTTTGTGTATTAATTGAAATATTAAACCTATCTGAGAGTAATTCAAGTTCGGAATCTAATGACAGCGGTTTCATTTCAATTTTAACAGGAAAACGACCCATCAAAGCTCTGTCCATCACACGTGTACTTGTATACTCATTACCGATATTTGCGGTGGCAATAAAACATACTCCCTTAGCTACGTTGATAATTTCGGTCTCACGACTTTCATCCAAACGAACATAACGCTGATGATCATCCAACACCGTCATTAAAATGTTCCAAGCATCATGATGTCCACGGCTAATTTCATCCAGTAAAATAATTGCATTAGGAGTTTCAATTGCATTAATAAATGCAGACTTGTTAAAAAATGTACCGGATTGTTTATCAAAGTGAGTATTACCGATTAGTACACTTCGTGCATCTTGTGTTGAACCAATATTAAAGTAAAAAAACTTATTGTCACGATTCAACGCTTTGGCTACAGATTTTGCCGCTGTTGTTTTACCACAGCCAGTAGGCCCAACTAGTAGAATATTTTTTGCTTTAAGGACTGACCGCACCAAATATTTCCATTTAAGGTCGTCAAGTACTAGGTCGTTTGGTTTGATGTTTTTTGAATTTTTAATAAGTGCTTCGTTCATACTTAACCACAGTATCATCGAATTACACAAAGTCAACTACTTTTTTTAAATCCACTTATTTTGAATCTTTTTGTCGCCTAAAATATCATTATTGAGATATGAATAATTTGTTGGATCAAAGGGGCTTTGAGATTCTGTAAAATATTGATATACATTGGTTTTATTGCCTCTAAATAATACGGCGAATAAACTACAATTACCCGTGTGCGTTATAATATACTCACATCTAGAAACATTTATAATAGCAGCCAAAAAATTAATGGCAGCATTTTTTCTTTGATTTGTTGGTATAACCGCGTGAACAGATAAAGCTGATTTTTCGATAGTAGGAGTTTCTTTAAAATTTAAAGAATCTGGAAAATGTTTTAGAAACTCTTTTAAAAATTGTGTTTCATCGGTTTGAACCAAAAATTTAATGTTAGGATTTAATTTTTTTATTTGTTTTGCTTTTTCAATATACACACTATACGGAGCCATTTTTGTTTCTCGATTTTTATCATTGCCTCTGTATAAAACTGCGCATGTATTATTGTAATTTAAATCGTATTTAGTTTTTAAAATGTCTACGGTTGATTCAACATCATCACTTATAGTGAAATACTTCTTAAATAAAGGAAGTAATTTTTCAAAATTAATTAAATTATAATTTGAAAATTGTAACTCTCTTTTTTCATTTAGTATTATTACATCAGAATCATATAAAATGTTTGTATCTAATGTTTTAAAAAAAAGAGGAGTATAATCAACACTTTTATCGGTTTTATATCTTATAAATTGTTGTGAAGAATCTACTTTATCGGGTAATTTTTTGTTTTTGTTGAAGTAATCTACAATAGATAACAGTCTTACGCAACAACAAGAGAAAAAACCGGAATTATGAGTAACAGTTAAAACGTCCATATTAATACATAATATCTACGTATTACCACCGAACTAATTATATTCTATTGCAACATTGTTGCAAAAAAGTTTTTTACTTTTGCAAAAAACAAGTTAAAAACTATGCCTATACCGGCTGTTGCTCCTAGTAGCCAATACTTAAAATATTCAAGAACTTTTACTCTTAAATCCATGTCAGAGATTTTTTTCGAAAGAGTGGTTTGAATATCAGTTGTAGTTGTATTGATAGATGCTATATTTTTATCTATATTGTCTAGTCGCGTCTCTAAACGTGAAATAACAGCATGATACGAATTTTCGTTGTAATCTTCCATAACAAATTTTTATTTTTTCTTTGATTTTTTATTTTGTTTGTTCTTTTTTAATTTAATTACAAGTTTTTGTAAATTTTTTGGTAATGTAGGGGGTTTATAACTTGGTTTCTTAGAATCGTAGTCTACTAATTTAGTAATTTTACCTACCTCCCTCATAGGTTGTGTAGGATCATCATCTTCTTTATTCATCGGTTCGGCTTTAATTTGTTTAGATGGCTTATTGTCTTTTTCAGGATCAACCATACTTTCTTGACCAAGTTTATCGCCTTTTTTACCACCGTCTTTATCTTTACTATTTTCAACATTTTTTTCATAAGCGGAATCTACATAATTTAAATTTTTTTCAGTTAATTTGTCTTTTATATATTTTTTTAAATCCTCAAACGCAATACTAAGTTTTTTCTCTCTTTGTGTGTTGTCTCTGAAATACGTACAATCGAATAAATTGTGTACTATTGGATTTAAATCAAAATGATGTGGTTCACATCCACATATAACATAATGACCAGCGTCGTTCTTATAGACTGATATACTATCGTTGACCTTTTGAACATCTTTACTTAGGACATCAATCATTTCTTCCCAAGTCTTGTCCACTTCAGTCTTTTTTTCTTCAATCGTTTCACGTACTAATTTACGCAAATAAGTTTCCAATCTGATAATTTTACTCATACTTTATAAATATATATCTTTGTTATAAATATATAAAAAAAGACCATTCTTACAATGGTCATCGCTTAATTTTAATTATAATCTAAATTAGAGTTTAAAATCTTCAAAAGCACTTTCATTTATAGTATTATCTACACCCTTAACATAACTACTCAATTCAGTTTCTTGAGGAGCTACTTGTAGTTTCTTGCTATCATAATAGCTATCCAACCAACCAGATAGTGCATTTGTTTTGGTACCTGGATATAGTTTTTTATATCCGAGACTGCTCAATCTATTGTTTGCTAACCATTCGACATAGTGCTTAAGACTTTCGCTGGTCAAACCTACTAGATTACCTTTACTAAACAGATAATCCGACCAGTCTTTTTCAGCATCTACTGCCATTTGATAAGCAGCATATATCTTGTCTTCGTTCTTCTTTATAATTTCTTGGAATCCTTCATCAGGATTATTAATCCAGTTTTTCATGATATTCTGAGTAATAGCTACGTGAAGATTTTCATCTCTACTAATAAACTTGATAATTTTAGCATTGCCTTCCATCTTACCACGATATCCGAAATAAAATGAACAAGCAAAACTTACATAAAAAATCAAACCTTCAGTAATTTGAGTTGCTAAAACTGCGTTGAATAATTGTTGTTTTGGATCATCTGAAATTCCTAGAAGGTCATCATATTTTTTACTTATTGCTTTTGCTCTTTTAACAATTTGTTCATCTTCCAAAATACTATCAAAAAATTTGGTTGCATCTGGATAAACATTATTTAAGATGTATGTATAACTATTACTATGAATAGTTTCAAAGAAACTCCAAGTATTCATACAAATTTCCAATTCACTATTAGTGACATACTTCATTAGTTCGTGAATACTACGACTCAACATACTGTCAGTCATTGTTTGAAATTTAAGATTACTATCAAAAACAAAACGTTCCTCATTAGATAAATTTTTATAATCACTAATATCTTTGACCAGACTGACTTCTTGTGGTCTCCAAAAGAAATTTAGTTGTTGATCATATAATTCATAAAACTTAGGATATTTAATGCGATCGTATCGTTGTAGCGATAGATCCTCTCCTAAAAACATTGGATTGCGTAATTGGTCAATATTTTGTTTATTTAATACGGTTTTCATTTTATTTCCTCATTATAGAGCGCAAGCTCCACTAGCACAACCAGATTCTGTTTCTAGTTTAAGTTGCGGTCTTTCTTGTGTCGATTTTGTTTCGATAACAGTTTGTTTATCACCATCATCTGTATTAGCATAGTATAAATTCTTAATACCGTACTTATATGCCGTCAAAATGTCTTTGATTACTTCTTGTACCGGTACTTTATTGTTAGGATATCTTGAAGGAATATAATACGTGTTTGTACTAATACTCATATCAGTAAATTTCTGTATAGCTGCTGCTACCTTCAAATAACCTTCATTGTTTGGCATATCAAAAGCGAATGTATAGTTGTCTCCATACTTATCGATATTAGGAACTACAACGGGCAAAATGTTGCTCTTGCTACCTTTGAAGCTAATAGCACTACGTGGTGGTTCAATACCGTTAGTACTACTTTGAATAACACTACTAGATTCTACAGGCATACAAGCTGTAAGAGTACTGTGTCTCATACCATGCTTCTTGATTTCTTCGCGTAGTGTGTTCCAGTCACAATGTAATGGTTCAATAATAAACTCATCAATATCTCTCTTGTAAGTATCAATTGGAAGAATACCTTGACTAAACTTGGTACGATCAAACTTTTCACACTTACCAACTTCTTTAGCCATTTGTACACTTGCTTTAATTAAATAATAACTGGTTTTTTCCATCCACTTAGCAACAAAGTTTGGAGCATTTTTATCCCAATACTTTAAATTTTCTTTAGCAAGTAGAGCGGCTAGATTACTTACACCAACACCTAAACTACGACGTTTCTTTGCGAAGTTTTCCGCCGCTGGTACGAAATAGTTTTGATGTTCAATAAGAGCATCCAACATTCTTACAATAACATCACATACACTTTCCATTTCTTCATCGTCTTTAATTTCTAACCAATTTAATGCCGCTAAGATGCAAACACCGATTTCACCATCTTTGTCATTTACATCTTTGATTGGAATGAGAGGATGATTAACTTCAAGACATAGATTGCTCGTATCAACTTGGTCTAACCAACTTCCATGATCGTTTGCATGGTCAACATGCATCGTGTAAATACGACCTGTTTCAAGACGTTCTTTAGCAAGTAATCCCATCAATTCACGTGCGGAAATCTTCTTCTTAAATTTAAGATTCTTGTTCGCTTCTGCTTTTTCATACTTTTCTCTAAAATCCGGTAGACCAAAACTGTTCCAAAGACTTGGACATTCATGATAACTGAACAGAGTAATGTCTTGATTTTTAATGAATCGTTCAAAAATTAATTTGTCCAATCCTATACAATAATCAAGTTTACGAACACGATTATCGTCGGTGCCTGCATTATTTTTCAATACTAGAATATCCATGATGTCGTAATGGAACCAAGCGAAATTAACTGTTGCACTTCCACCACGAATGCCATTTTGATGACAACATTTAACAGTAGATTCAAATGCTTTAGCAAATGGAATAGGCCCAGTATGAATTACTTCACCATTACGAATAGGTGCGTTTGTAGCACGTAATCTGGATAAATTTAAACCAATACCATAACGACTCGCTGTGGCAAAGCCCACAGCACTATTGTTACTGAATATGCTTGTTAATGTATCGTCTACGGTGAAGAGTGAACAACTAGCATAACTCTTCATTACAGTTCGTACACCTGCCATAATTGGCGTTGGCAAATTGATTTTATGTTTACTAAAATAGTTGTACGCCTTTTTAACATATTCTATTCTATTTTCAGTATAGTTTTTGAAAAATGTCATAGCTATCAACATATATGCAAACTGTGGAGTTTCATATAGTTGTTTTATAACACGATTTTGTACTAAGTATTTATCACACAACTGTTTGATACCAGCATATGTAAAATTAAAATCACGATCGTGTTTTAGATATTCATCAAGCTTGTCAAACTCTTGTTTGCTATACCAATTGAGAATATTATCATCATAAACCATCGCATCAACATTTGATTTAACAAGATCGTATAGTTTTGGTGGATTTTTACCACCCCAAACATTTTTCCTCAAACGATAATTCAACAGTCGGCTAGCAACATATTGATAATTTGGTTTTTCTTGATTTATCAAATTAGATGCTGCTTCAATCAACATTGTATGAATATCATCGGATGTCATACCATCAAAGAAATTTAAATGTGCATTCATTGCAACTTCTTCGAAACTCACACCTTTTATATCTTCAGTAGCCCATTGTAAAACCTTATTGATTTTATCCGCACTAAACATTACCAACTTTCCGTTACGTTTCTTAATAAAAATTTGTTTATTCATGGTGGTAAAAAATAACTATCATTTTTTATGATAAAATATATTCAATATCGATATTTTTAAAAAATATTTTTTTGTTTTTTATATACAATTATAATATGAATTATTCATCATCTTCATCACTATTATGAGCATTCCATTTATTTTTCAACATCTTTTTGACTTGATTCTCACCATCCATCATTTCATTTTGAATTGCTAGACCTTCTCTACTATTTTCGGAATATATTTCAATCTGACCACAACCAGCATTCATTTTACTTGGAAAAGTCAAACCATCTGGTCCGAAACGATTTTTAATTACGTGAAACCGTGCAGTGTTAGCTTGTTTATCATTGACTTTACGACTTAGACTCAAAACAAAGTCAGCAGTCATAATTTTACGATAACTATCAGCAATATTGTTTGCCTGAATGATATCTTCATCCATAGCAGCACGATTACTTTGTGAAGCACTCCAAATAGGAACTTGAAGTTCACCGGCAATACTACGAAGTTCTTCATAGATACCACCGGCTTCACTATAGCTGTTACTGTTGCGTTCACTGTGCGTTGGTCTTAGGATATCAGCATAATCAACAATAATCATATCAATCTTAGTACCAAGCACAGCAAGTCGTTCGACGTGAGCTTTTAAACTGTAAGCTGATATAGTCTTGATAGGAAAATATTTGATTACAAGTTTACCGGAAATTTCTCCAATCTTTTGTCTAACAATATCAACGTTGTTACGTATATTCTGAAAGTCAATACCTGTGAAACAACTATCATAGCGTAAACCAACATAATTTTCATTTAGTTCCAACGTAAAATGTACAACATTCTTTCCTTGTCTCATAGCTTCTGCACCAAGTTTGCTTAGTACCCAACTTTTACCACTACCAGCACAGGCTGTAATAATACCAAGTTCCCCAGGTCCAAGACCACCATCCATGATACTGTCGATTTCTTGCCAGTTGGTTTTAATACAGTTACGACTCATTATACTCATACGTTTTTCAACGTCTTCACTATAGTCATGACCGATATTACGTTCTATGCCGGCTTTCATAGCCTGGTCTACAACGTGTTTGATTTTTTCATACTGACCAGTAGCCAATAGATCCGCACTTTCAAAAATCGCGTTTTTTAACTTTTGATTCTTGCAAAATTCTAAGAACTGTTCCTTGATGAAAGTGATATCATTATCATTCATCTTTTGATATATCAACTTGAGATTATCTACTACACTTTGTGTTAAAACTTTGTTGCTTATCGTTTCAATTCTAACTTTAAAAACGTTAAGTGTCGGTAAATCTTTGTATTGGTTAAAATAAAAGATAATTTCTTTTATAATCCATTGGTGAGCATCTGTTTCAAATGATTCAACGTCAATTATGTCATGTATCCTTTCAAGAAATTGTCTATCTGAGACAAGACTTGAAATACACTTAATTTGAAAGTCTAGACCGAATTTTTTTAAGTTATCAATAATATGTTTCTCTTCCATAATTAAATACTATACTTTCTTCGTTGTAGTTTTACAAGACCTTTAATAATGTTTCAGTCTTGAACAAAACTATTTAGTTTACCAAACGTCTCACTCAACCAAACCATATAGTTTGGTAAATTATTCCACATCTTATCTTCAGTTATAAGTTTACTAAAAGTAAGCTTATCTATACGACGTATTGGTTTATTAATTATTTCTTCAATACGTAATTGCGTAAATGATTGTACTGAACTATCGCACAATTGCATCAAAGCATAGTTCCTTTCGAGAAGAATTTTATTGTCTAAAACTCTTTCGTAAATTTTATATTTGCTTTTGTGATTTTCACAGTAATTATACAGTTCTTGTAATGAAAACTGTTTATCATTAGATAAAAATGGAAACGCCTGAATAACACGTTTTAATCCTATGCCATTTAAACCTGGTATATTATCACTCTCGTCACCTTCCATTATTCTGTAATAAATAAAATTATTACATGTAATACCATATTCATCTAATATTTCTTTACAACCAAAAATCTTTTTCTTTACAGGACTCCAAATTTTTATCTTATCACTTGCCAACTGTAAAAAGTCTTTGTCTGTAGACATGATAGTTACATTACTATCTTTGAATGTTTCTCTAGCGAGATAAGCAATAGTATCGTCAGCTTCAATTTGATCTATTGCCATCAATGTAATAGGTAACGTATCAAGATAATTTACCGTACGTATCAATTCTTTTTTAAAATTTTGACTTGCAACTGCCGTGTCACTTAAATCTTCGTAAGTTCTATTTAAACGTATATTTGTACGTCTGCCATTTTTATAATCAGGATATATTTTACGGCGTTTTTGAGAACCACCATTACCATCAAACACAACAATAACTCTGGTTGGTTGTAATAATTTTACAGCATAGCCTACACTTTTAAGAAAACCAGCAATACCACCAGTATGAATGCCGTCATCGTTCATGCTAGGTACGGCCATGAAACACCGAATATAAGTGTTCACTACAATCCGTCAACCAAAAGGACATCACTATTAAGTGATTTTTTAAGTCCTCCGGTGACGGAATCTCTTTCTATGTTTTGAAATAAAGAAAATAACTTCTTTATTTCTTTTTTGTCAAAGTTGTTCATTTAATAATTGCTTCTTCTGGCATATCTTCTTCAGGAACTATATAAACATCTATGGTTGTTTTATGTTCAATATCTCTTGCTTTTTTTAATCTATTAAGACCATCTGATACAGATAAACCATAAGACTTACTTTTAATTACCAAAAGTGGACATTTAGTATTTGCTTTCATCATTCTTTTATTAGAATGTTCAGGATATTCTTCATTTTGTTTATTCCACCACTTTAATTCATGTTCTAATTTTTAAATAGGAAAATCTTTTTTAAAATATTTTTTCTCATTTTTTTCAGCAAAAGCTACAACTACAGGTACACTTCGTTTAACTCCATTATCATCTACCATGATGTTTTCTGACCCATAAAAATGATTTTTTCCTCATAAATTTTTAGATAATCTTCTTCTAACTATAACCTATTACGCAAATGATTCAAATGTTTATTAAATGTCTCATTAAGTAAATTGTTATTCATATATACATAAATATAAATAAAAAAAAGAATCCACATATCGATTCATCTTTTATAAATTTGATATAATCGTTCAGATCGATCTTCAAAAAGAAGTTTTTCCGCATTGCAATGCGGAAAAACATCCTATCAATGTGTTTTACTATTCGTTACCAGCAGTTTCTTCGTTGGTATCAACAACAGCATCTTCAACAATTTGACTGTTTGGATTTTTGTATTTCATGATAACAGCGTCACAAATCTTCAAGTAAATTTCTTCACTTAATTCTTTGTCGGTCTGCATCACGCTTACAAAATCTTTGGATTGAAACTTCCAGTCTGATTCATCATTCTTCTTGTATGTGTAATAAGCTCCACCCTGTTTAATTAGACCTTGTTCTTTTAAAACTTTAATCCAACTACCATAATCAGCAATACCGCTATCAAAATAGATATCGAAACTTGCTTGCCGTTGTGGTGGACCCATACGATTTTTTACAACAACAGCTTTACACTCATTGCCGATGATTTCTTCACCCTTCTTGAGCTTACCTGTATTAGTCAAACGGACACGTACACTACAGTGATATGCTAGTGCCTTACCACCGCTTACTACATACTTGTCACCAAACGCCATGGCATTTAGATTTTGACGTAGTTGGTTAGTAAATACAGTAAGAACTTTCTGACGGCCAATCATAGTGGTAATCTTACGCATTGCTTTACTAATAATAATACTCTTACCAGTTGCGTAACCATCTTTACCATGATCACTTTCTAGTTCTACCTTTGTTGATGCTGCTGCTACAGAGTCAACGATGATTGTTAGAATACGATCTTTGTTGCTCTTGCGAACAATTGCAATCATCTTCTCCATCTGAGCAAAAATATCTTCAACTGTTTCACATTGAACATATAGTAACTTAGATAGATCTACACCTAAACTCTTCCAAAACTCAGGAGCAGCTGCATTTTCAGTGTCAATTACTACTGCAACTCCACCTTTTCGTTGAGTATCAGCTACAACGTGTGCGGATACTAGACTTTTACCAGTACCTTCCAAACCGTTAAATTCGACCATTTTACCAACAGGCAAACCACCGTGAGGACGATTACTAATAGCTAAATCTAGTATTGATGAACCAGTACTAATCCAATCACTAATTTCTGCAGGATTTTCTTGTTCGTCTAAGAAATAAGCAATCTTACCACCATCTTTATTAGCTTTGTTTAACTCTTCAGCTAATAGTTCAATAAGTTCATCTCTTTGATTTTCTTTACTTTGTTTTTTTGCCATAACGTATATAACTAGAAAGCCACTGAAGTATAAAAAACTCCGGTGGCTTAATTTATTTTTTAAGAGTTAAACAAGTCGTCAAATGCTTTTGTAACATCATCGGATGCTGCTACCTTTGCTTTAGTAGCTGTTGGAGAAACTGGTACTGATTTTGCTGCACTTGCAGCAACTGCTTCAGTTGTTTCTTCATCTACTGTACCTGCGCTAACTGTGCCTTCATTTGTTTCACCTGAATCTGGATTCAACCATTTATCCATAACATCTTTTAGTTCTTCATAATTCAACTCAGGAAACAAATCCAAAATATTGATTTGATTCTTAATTGAGTCTACGAGACTTGTATTTTTGGGATCCACAGCTGTGGTTGCGTTTGGTTTTACACGAATCGTTGTTTCGGGAAAACTCTTTCCACTTTCTTCAGCGGTACGAAACTCTACAACAATATCACGTCCATTGGTTAGGTCGGTAATATCACCGTAGTCCGGATCACTGATTATCGAAAGAATTTCTTGATAGACTTGCTTACCAAATCCCCAAAATTTTACTCCTTCATGTTCTTCACCACGAACAAATATAGGTGCAAATGTACGCATCTTTGGTTCTAGTTTACGACCATTTTTCCAATCTTCTTTATCACCTGTCTTTTTAAGACGATTACTAAACTCAACAATAGGGTCTGGACGACCAAAACTATCGGGAGACATATAAGTCTTTCCATTTAAATTATAATGAAACTTCAGTTCAATAAATGGATTGTCAGGAGTGTACTTGTATGGAACGATTCTTACAACTTGCTTACCTGGCTTGGGTTTCCAAATAAGATTTGTTTTACTTCCTTGGTTTGAAAGTGAGTTCAAACGACTCTTTAGTCTGCTAATATCTAATGCCATAATTTTTTAATTAGTTAATTGTTTAATTGATTAATTTGTTTAAAGTTAACTCACTCAAGTCAACAACAACGTTCTCAATCGTGAGAGTAACTCTACACCATCAAGTTTACGCCGTCAAGTTATAAATATCAGATAGTTACAATTGAGAATAATTTTAAATCTATAATTCGCAAACCGTGTTCGCCTGTAAGAATGATTGTGTTTTTATACAATTTCCAATTTAATTTATAATTTTTGTCAAAACTGCCATTTTCTTCTTCTATAATTTTATTCATTGCATTTAGTGTATACAAAGTGTTTGTTTCTTTTTTTCTGTGTACACTTATTGTGTTTGCAAATTTTGTAGTATTATCATCTTTTTTATTAACATTATATGTCAAATATACTTCTCGTAAATTCTTTACGTTTGAAAATACAAATATTTTGTTATCTATTAGTTCATAAAAAGATTTTATGTTCTCGATTGTTAAAGTGTAAGTTTTACTGTCCGAAAATGTGCATAAAAGTTGTCTATTCATATTTTTTCTACTACTTTTTGTCCCTCAATCTTGAAAGAAAATTTACTTCCACTGGAACTGTCCATTAAGTAATTTACATATGTTGGTTTTGGAATATCATCATCTGATATAATACCGTTAAATAAAAATAGATTAACGGTCATGTATCCATCTTCTTGTATTAGGTTAATACGTAATTTTCCAAGTTTTAATTTATCAATTTTGGTAGGTACTTCCAATTTATAATTACCTTTAAATCTTAATCTTTCAATTTTTGATCCTGTAAATTTTATTAGTGGTAAACTTATATTGTTACCGAAAACAGCTTCGGATGATAATGTACTCGCCAATTTAATAAAATCTTCACGAATTTTTTCTGGAGAAGATGTGCTGGTATCTTTTAATATATTATCAAGTATCAATTCAACATATCCAAGTGCTAATATATTGCTGCGATATTTCAATATAGGTTGTAAATCCAAACGTGCTATACAATCATTTTCCTTATTATTTTTCAATATATTATCGATTATACTAATAATGTTGATTCTTAACTTTGAAGTCAAATCACTTTCCTCTTTTGATATTACAATAGGGAAGTATTCGAGCAATAGTGGATTTTTTGAAAATTCGTTTATCCGTGCCATCAATCTATCATCTTCATGTGATGATTGTAATATCTTCTTAAATGATGTTAGATTCTTAATTAGAGATGATTTTAATACAGCGGAATTTTTATCACATACAGCTTCATCTTCGTTAAGAGTATTTATGTCTTTTTCAATTTCCATTTCTAACATCTTTAGATCTCGCATTTCACTTGTTTCCATACGTTTGACATCCAAGTTCAATTCTTTAAAAAGAAAATTTGTGATTTTAGTTTCAAAAGGTTTTATCTTGTCGATAAAATCCTTGTATATCTTTTGTAACTGATCAGGAATATCCTTTATTATTTGAGCAAATTGTTTGAAACTATTCATGATAGTATCCAATACAGCTTCACTCAATACTTCTTGTTTTACAGCTTTTGTAGATTTTCCAGGTGCAATTGGTATTTCTGTACCGACATATGTTACTAACTTTTGTAATACATGTCCTAGTCGTGCACTACCAGCTTTTAAACTTACCAGCGCAAAAGTTATATTTTTATCTTTTACTTTTGCAAGTGAATCAACATCTTGTTGATCAATTTGTCCATCATCAAGTGCCTTATAAACATCATCCGCCGTACCACCGTATATCAATACAATGTCTGCTGTATTTTCTTTACTCCTACCGGCATTTTCACCTGATTTAACATCATTATATTTACCCGCAAATTTATAAAACTTTTTGATATCTTTATGAATAAAATCAGATGGTGTACCTAAATCTGACAATGAAATACTACCGACACCGCCGATTTCAATAAGATCTTTATTTACAAGATCATATATCTTTAAATTTTCTTCTTTGAATATAGGATTTTCAATCTTTTCCAACTTGGAACGTAGTGCTCCCCATTTCTTCAAAAAATCGATAGCATATTCTTGATAGTTACCACTTGCATTTAAGTTTGTAAAATCACGTATACCATTTGCTACTAATATCGGAATAGTTTCAAATATTAGAGTTTTTTTGCTTTTATCAGCGTCTTTTAAAAAATTAAGAGTTTCAAACAACTCACTATCAAGTATTTCTACAACTTTAGCTGCTTTTTTTAAATACACAGCAGGACTAATTGCTTCGGGTACAATTATACTTTTACCTAATTGTTCATCATACTTTTGTTTGCCAATATATTCACCATTTGAATCGTACCACAGAAATCCTTTGTTATAAAAACCAAATGATTTTGCTTCTTCCAACGCATATTGAAATGTTGGTGTAGTTAGAAGACCTACTACAGCTTGTGAATCTTGTTTAATTTCTTCAGGTGAACGTGTGTCTTTGTCGGAATTTTCTAGATCTCCTACTTCTTTATCAACCAATTGTGTTACGGGTTTTTCTGGTTTTGAAACATCAGCGGTTGCTAAATCGTCGTCTTTTGTAAAAATATTTGATACACTTTTTTTAGGGTTTTCAGCGAAGTGTGTACCTTTGTTGACGGCACGATTACGATATTCTTTAGTAGGAAATGTAACTAGTATACCATTTTTATTATAAGCCTGTCTTTCAGGAAATCTACCGGCTTCAAATAACTTAGCGGTTTTTTCGGTTACTGTCTCTATGTCTAATCCTAGTTTTTCTAGGTATTCTTGTAAAATAAAAACGTGATCTGGATTATTTATCTCAAATACTCCGTTTTTGATTCGATTATCGCAACAAATATCGTTTATTATAGATTCGACCTTCATCTATAATAAATATAATCACATAATCACTTGTTGTAATTCTTGGTAATTATTGCCAAAATATGTTTTTACTTTAAATTTCTTGTTTTTGACAATCTGTATAATATCTTCTATTACTGATTTACCACAAGACTTGTTGATATCAAACAATATACTGTCGTACGTATATAGAATAGGTTTAATTTCTTTGTCTATAACGTATTCGTTTACATTCTTTAAGCTATTGATACCATATTCAGTTTCAGCCGATTGAATTATGTAACTAAATAACTTGTTTTTATTTGCATCTTCAATATGTTTATCTGTGATTTTTCGTTTATAAATAGGCGTAGTTACATAACCCTTTTTAACAAACGAATTCCAATATTGGTCTTTTAACTTATCAATCTTTTCGAAGTATGGTATTTTTAAGTAGACAGGTTTAATTTCACCATACAGATTTACCATAGTCAATTTCTTACTTTTGCTTAAGAATTCCGAATCGACCTCTGAAATATTAAAATATTGTTTAGCAAGATGTTCATATATTGTCTCATTGTCTGGTACAGTATAACCTATTAAATTAGATACAATATATGGATGAAATCCTGTAAAATCTATCATGAACAAAAATCCGTCAGATCCATATCTGCTTACAAAAGCACTTCTACAACCATTTTCTTTGTTCAAAGCCGCATAATTCACACCGTCAAATCGATTGCTTGGTCTACCAGTAGGATTGTATATATAATATTCACTATAAACAAATCCATCATATACCTTTGAATCAAAATGTTGTTTAAAAACAGCTTCATCTACTTTCAAACCGTTTCTTTCAACCTCATATAAGGTATTTGAAATTACATCATTGAAAAATTTAAAACAATATGATTGTGTGTCTCCATTAAATTTACTTCGGTACAACTTTACTTCTTTGTCAAAAATAAGTTGATGAATCGATAACGGAATAATTTTGTTAAAGTTATTCAAACTTTGATTTCTATAAAACAAAACATCATATTGATGACAACTAATATCATCATTTAATTCATTTTTTTCAATAAAATCAAACAAATTTACATCAATTAATTTATGATTTTTAAGAAAAAAACTATAAGATTTTTTATTATTTACATAAATTTTTGACTGTTTTATTCCTTCTACAAAGGTTTTAAAATCACAATTTAAACATAAATCTGGATGACAAAAGTTATAAGTTTTTGTATTTTTTGTATCAATATCATAAACCAATGCCGCAATAACTTTGCTTTTTGCAACATGATTATTCACACTGTCTAATACAAATTTAAGATATATGTTACGATAGTTGTCCACATATATACTCTAAAACAATTTTTTAAAAAGTCAATATCCTAAATAATATTGTAACGGATTTTTTAAATAATCTTCAAGTAGAGGTATAGTTTTACTTCCTATTTTAATTTGTTTCGTATTATATTCAGTGACACCGGGTGTTTGTAATACATTATTTATATAAACACTGTTTGCAGGTCCACTTAGTTTCCACTTAATTTTTACTTTTTTGTATATAACATCAACAATTAAATCATAGTTGTCTTGTAAAACCTCATACATTGTATTGTTTGTAACTCGGTATACAAAATATCTATCAATAAATATTTTTTCATACATTTCTTTGGTAATTTTCAAAGCGGTTGGTACAGGTTCTATAGGATTGAAACTTCCAACCTTTAATTTTTGCTTAATTGAATCTGATGTATTTAAAATCATACAGTTATGTATTCTATGTTTTCTCCGGCTATACATCTTGGCAAAGCAGTTATTGCAGTTTCCCACATTCCACTTTGTACAATATGATTCACTTCAGTAATCATAAAAATTATGTTTCCAGGTAAATACGGTCTTGGTAAATTACTTATAGAAAAATGTTGATACATTTCAAATCCATAAATTCCTTCTAACGTCACAGTTAAAACTAAATTTGGATTTACCTGACTATATATGTTAAAGTTATTATCAATATCTTTGTCTGTCAATATAGCGGTCAATAAATTACTATTTACTTGATTTAATGCTAAGGCTTTGAAATTATACAAATACGTCTTACCTTCATCTGGTGGTGGTAAACCGGCCGCAACGTTAAAACCGTTTAAAGGTTTAACATATGTCATAATAGGCACACCCGAATCTCCGAGGTTACTTGCTTGAATTTGTAATTGTGCAGCTGGATTGTTTTGAATTTCCAGTTTCGGTTGAGGTAAGTTAGAATTAGTTCCGGCGGGATTTTGTTTACGTGTAATCTCAAATAAACGGTCACCGTATCTTAATGGAACTAAAGTATCAATACTAGATTGCGTATCTGTATCTGTAGGATCTTGGTTTAGGTTACCACCAAATATAATTTGATTTGTTTGTTCATCTACTAAACTTGTATTAAAACTTATTTGTTTAAATAAACCTTTACTATTACCTATATCGAACATGTAGATTTGTTGTATATTATCTTTATTACCAAAGTTTTTATCTACAATTTGTAACTTGTTATCACCCATAGTAATATCAAGTTCCCAATAATTATTTACAGCTGAATTTATACGTGGTAAAATAAAAGTTAATAGTTCTTTTACAGTTGTTATCGAAGATTCATTACATGCTTGTATAAGCAAATCAGTTGAAACATATAAATGTTTCAAAAATCCATAAGTGTGAGCTGCATATATGCTTCCCTTTCCATTTGAATTTTTTCTAAATTGAACGTCTTTGATTTGTGGAAAAGCACATGAACCAATAGTTTTATCGATTAATTTCGGTTTGCCGTCTTCGGTTCCCTCATCATCATATCCTTTTGTCTTCGAATTATTAGCATATAGTCCATAAAATAATCTATTTATCACGACATCATGATCATCTCTATAAATTCCATCTTGTTTAAATATTTTTTGAGCCTTTAAAAATGGTTTTTCGAAATGTGATCCTTTTATTTCATCCTCTATATAAGTCCAGTCCGATGTTTGTTTTGTAAACGCATCATCTGCGTAATCGGATGTTAAGAAACCATTTATACTACCTTTGTTGAATTTCGGCGCGAATCTATTTGGTATAAGTAAAACATCGGAATTACATGATATCAGATTTACATGTGCGGCTATTGGATTGGAATCGGCGTCGATACCATTGAATACTATACTTTTGTTATCTTCAAAAAAGAAGTTTAATATTTCAAAAAATAAATCAAATTGTATGTAAATTATGTTTTGATTGCCGGAATCAAAATCTTTATCAAATATTTTTGTATATTGATTATCTAAAGTTGTTAACGGCCATAAATGATTACCATCAATATTTGGTTTTCTTCCTAAAAATATTCTATCTTCAGTTTGTCCTCTATAAAAGTTAAGAGGTAATTCTTTGTTACTACCAATTAGAAATGTTTGTAGATCTGTTTCTTGTTGAGCATTTAATCTTTTACTAGTTGTATTGCCTTGCGCGTTTTGTGTTGAAATTAAATTTTGATTCCGAGTTATTTGAGACAGATATGTAATTAGGTTTTGTCCACCTCCTTCATGTGTTATACAACCTTCTAAACTCTGTAGTACATAAGTTAAAAACGATTTAAATGATGGTGTACATTTTGTCGAATCAGTTGTTTCTGTCTCTACGCTGTTTTTAACGTTTACACCTGCATATAATGCCTGACCGGACATTATGTTTACTCTACAATCGTATTTTAATCCATCCGTTGTATCATATGAATAATTTGTAATTATACCCGTTATTACTCCATAATTACCATTTGAATATGCACTATGAAAATACGTTTTTTCACGTCCGCCTGGTATGAAGAAAGACAATGTACCATTTTCAGCTTGAATTGAATCTGTACTTATATCAATTAAAGATTTTTGATTAAAAATGTGATATCCAAATTCCAATAAAGTAGAAATACCGGGTGTAAAAAAGAATGGTGTTAAAAATTCTAGTTGAGCTAATGAATAACAAATTATGTTCACTTCAGCTTCAAGTATCAATTCACCGTTTTGTTTTATGCTTATACCTGTTATACCGGGTTGTGGTAAAAGTGTTGGTGAATCACTTAGTTGTGGAAATTTATAAGTAACACCGCCAGACGTTGTTTGTGTTTGTTTCCACGATCCATCTAAATAACTTTTTAAATTTAATTTATAAGGCTTGCCATCAACATCATAACCTATAACAGGTTCTGTTTTACTAAAAGTCTTTGTATCTATACCGTATGAGGTATAAAAACCATCTCCTCCTTGTAATACAAAACCATTTGCACCACCACCGTTGCTATAAGGTTCTAATAATGGTGTAAGTGGCACTAAAGCATTGTTTACAGGTTTAGCGTTTCCATTCGAAGTAAATCTTACCCATGTACGTAATGGGCCTTTATAGTTGTCGAAATTTCCATTCAACATTTCGGTACCGTTGGTTGGATAATTTAATCCATAATTCTTGGATCTACGTCTTATTTCTTTTATAAGATAATCGGGTATAGCTTGAATTTCCCACCATGCATATTTTCTATATTCAGCCATAACTTAATTTAATCTTTGTAATTCTTGCATTATTGGAGTTAAATCTGTAGGAATTCTTAGTACCTTGCCAGCAGGAATCGATAGTTTACCTTTTCCCAAATTATTAGCATTTGCTATAATCCACCAAAAACTTTCGTTGTTATAGTATTTTTTTGCTAAACTGTCAAGATAATCATTGTCGCTGGCAACAACATAAATATCGCTGTCACGTACGGGTATCACAGGATAAAAAGTAGTTTTATATACTTTTGCACCATCGAATCTTTTGGTTATATCTGTAAATGAATATCTCATATTATCGTACCTCCATCATATCAACTTCCGTTGTTCTTGTTTATGCTGCTTGTGCTTTTGCTGGAGTTGTATCAATTCGTATTGCTTCACTAAATGTGGCCGGATCACCCATAGGTCTATCATCTAAAACTGGAGCATCGCCAAAGTTATTTCTACCTGCTTGTGGTTTGTCTTTTTCTATCAAATTCATGTTAACACTCAAATCACATTCTCTTGGAAATTGTGCATATTTTCTTTTGCTGTCTTCCCATTTGAATGTTTGTGCTCCATAAAACCAATCATTATCTTTTGCGTATTCTTCCGTTAATATTTCCCAAGAAGCATCATCAGGTATTGTTGTGGTAACACTTGTAATAAATACAGGTTGTTTTTTGTATAAATCTCCAATAGTAATTAACACCATCGGAGGAACGATGAATTTACCAACTGTGGTATAATTAGCGGGTTTTGTTAGTGTTGTCAAGTAATTGATACGTTTCCACATAGGTAATAATTCTTTGATACTATGTGCTACAACTTTAAAACTGAAATTGAGTGTACGTGTAAAATTTCTGTAGTAGTATAGTGAATCAGCACGACCAATATATTCAAGTGAATCGTAATTTGCGGTATTATTTTCACTAATACCTGTTACTGTTGCAGAAAAAGGTATATATTTGTTATTTACTAAATCATGAAAGTAAAACTTGATTAAATCAGGACCAATTACACCTTGTGGTGTTTGTTCGGAATATTCTTTCTTAAATTGTTCTTCGTCATGTATTACACTTAAACTGTTAACATAATCAACACCATTTGTTGGTCTTATCTTTCTGACTTGATCATCTGCGCCAAATTTTTTGCCACTCAATCTTGACAGTTTAACAACTTTATCACTGGTATCGTCAGGTTTTGTCCATCTTTGAGCATAACCGTTTTCAACTTTACCACTAGCATCTATCTTTAGTTTTGTAATATAATTGAATCCGATTTTATCTTTTTTGCTCAAATCAAATTGTTGTGGAAATAAAAATTCTTTGTTTTTAACTTTATAACCAGCACTCTCAATATTTGACTTGAATTGATTTTGTACATTTTCAAAGTCTTTGTTTTCTATTTGTTCCGGATCGGCGAAAAGATCAGAAAAGTCTTTAGGATTTTCAGTTAATAACTTATAATTGAATAATTGATCACTGTTTTCTAAGTCTCTATTATCTGTGATACTGATCATCGAACTATATGTCAATTCGTCTTCTTGTGCACTAAGTTTTTTTGTTTGTATTTTAACATTATTACCTCTACCGTTGGTTCTAAAGGCAGATTCATTAGTTTGTTTATATGTTGGACTATGATTCCATTTACGACTAGTAATTTGTGATCTATTGAAATTAGGTGGATTGTCCGACTTTTTGTACCATCGTTGATTGACTGCACCGGAGTAATTTGCTTTTGTACCTAAACCTAATGCACTTTTAAAAACACTTTTTAATAAACCACCTATACCACCAGATGGACCCTTTGCAGGCGATGAAGATGAAAATAATCCGCCTGCGTTTAAGTAGTAATCATATGTTTTTTCATCCGCACGATAATTTGACTTCCACGGTTGTTTAGGCGGAATAATACCACCAAGTATTGTTTTGTTTAATAATGATTTACCAACACTGCTCAATAATTTTTTAAAAAAACCACCTTTACCTCCAGATGGTACTAATTTACTATATCTAGGAGCATTATATGCATTGGTTGCAGTTTGTCCCCTTAACAAGTCTCTTACATCTGGTCTTGCTAATTGTGTTACAACTTGGTCTGATCTATCTCCGCCGCCAATCATTGATGTAAAGGTAGCTAAACCAAATCCTCCACTAGCTTTACTTGCAACACTACTACGTGGTGGAGCTGGTACGGGAGGACCACCTCCACCAAATAAACCACCGATAGTTCTTAGTGTACTGCCTAAACCCGTGCCACCTAACAATCCGCCTATTATGTTGCTAGTATCTAAGTGTCTAGTTGGTCTGTCTACCAAACCAAATGTAGCTAAACGTAATGCGGATATAATCGGAGACGCTGGATTATAAACTTTTGTTTCATCAAATGGTTGAAAACCTTGGAGTACTAGTTGTTTTAATATAAAATTTCTACCCGATGTACTTCCTAAAAATCGAGTTATTCTGCCGGCATCTCTACGTGATGCTTCTGTTCTTGTTCTTAATTTATTACGTTGACCATCTTCTATGTTTCTATATCTAAAATTTGTTGATACTGGACCTTTTAGATAACTGTCTCCAATATATTTAGCGTTTTGTGAATATAATACAGTAGTATTGTTTCTGACTAGAAAAAGTTCTTGTATTTCGCCTGGTCTACGAGATTCGATAAAACGAGAACCACCTGGTAATGTTAAACGTTTGCCTATAACATCAGATAAAGTGGTCGTTTGAGTACCACCATTACCAAGTGTATTATAAAAATTACTATTTGCCATTAATTATAAATATTAAGTTAATTTATTTGTGGCATCACTGACACCTGATTTTTATTACCACGACTCGACGCTACTGAACTATTTTGTTGGAATCTACTATATTCAACTTGTACAACATTTTGTGGTAAATTAGCTAGTTTTTCTCCGAATTTTTCTACAAGGCCATTAATTGCAGATTGTTGGTCGGGAGTTAGTTCACCACTTGTACTTAAACCTACCATCTTACGTGCTTTCTTTTCAGACAATTTATTTTCCATTTCTTTAATTTTTTTCTCATGTTCTTCTCGTTCCAAATCCATTGCGTGTAAACCACTCAATCTACGAGTTAGTGATGGTCCGCCTGTTATTGATTTTTCCTCAAGCAGCCGTGTGCCAAGACCGTATTTTTCTTCTAAATGACCACCTAACATATAACCACCTACAGCGGTACCTACAGCCGCTGTAGCTGCTCCCGCAATTGCAGCTGCACTACCAGCTAAAATTCCGCTAATTGAAGTGCCTAAAAATCCACCTAAACTTGTAAATAAACCTGCAAATACAGGTTTCAATCCAGCAGGTAAAAATCTTGCAATAAAAGTACCAATTTGTTTACCCAACAGTCCTTCAGTCATTGTTTCAGCAACAGTTGAAATTGAATCTGCTGCACTACTTACTCCGGCACAACATTTGTCTTCTCCCTTTTCACCTTTAGTTGCTTCACCAACTGCAGCAGTTATACCACCTTTTATACCACCTTTTCTAAAACCTTTGAATATATTAATACCTTTTTTTCCGTAATCTAATGCTGACTTTGCTGTATCTATTACTGTTTTAACGGGTTGTACAACCGTGGCATTAATAGCGCTACCTATACCTTTTACACCTTTAACCAAAAGATTTATAGATAAAACAGTGCCCGCGATTATACCTGCAAATTTCGTCCAAGGGCCAGGTTGAATCATTCCAAACAACGGTCCTTTACCACCGGCAGATGGTAACAAAAATTTTGCAACTGCTTTTAAAGCGGGTACGATGGTGTCAACCAATCCTTTACCGAGAGCTTGTATTTGTTCTTTATTGTCTGTAAAAAATCGGGTAATACCTACCATTACTCTGTTTATTTGTGGTATTAAGGGTACAACTATTTCAGCTAACATACCAGCAAGTCTTGTGCCTAACATACGTATCTGATTCAAATTCTCTGCTCTCAGTGCATCTTGTTTTGCAGTCTTTTCACCATCAACTAATGATTCTTTACGGATTTTATCAATTTCTTGTAATGTTTTTTTATCCAATTTTCTTCTGTTTTCAATCTTTAACATTTCTTCCGCTGTCAAACCAGTTGCATCGGCTAATGCTTGCATTTGTATAGGATCTAAATCCTTTAATGATTTGCCTGTACGTTTAATGATGTTTAATAATTCACGTTCTACACCAAGTGTGTCTTTATTAAAAGCAGCCCGACGTAATCCTTGTAGATTCAAATTTTTACCCAATAATACACTTGCCTTTAATTCAGCTTGTATACTACTTTGAAACTGTAATGATTTACTTGAAGCATTTACAAAGCTGTTAAGTGATACACCCAGTAATTTAGCATTTGCAGCAGCTTTCAAAATGTTCGTACCTGACTGACCTGAAAATATTGCTAAATCGCCACTTGCGTCTGCAGCTTCTTTCATCAAATCACCAAGGCCTACGCCCGATGTTTTACTTATCTGTTTAGCGAAAAATATACTTGAAGCAGATGCACTATCAACATCACGACTTACAGCGCCCATATTATCTAAAAAGGCTGCGCTAGTTTCTGTCGATAAACCAAGTTTATTTTCTAATTGTGATAAATCTTCAGCCAATCCACTTGTGAGTGCAACACTTTTACCGAATGTTTTCGTTAATGTGTTTGTCGATTTAACCGCATCTTCTAAAGTCAAGCCATTAGCAGCATTGTTTTTGTATATATTTAAAGTTAACTCGTTTAAGTCACGATTAGCTTGTCTGCTGAAATTTAGTTCTCTGTTTTGCTTTACAATTTCATCATCAATTGCTAGTGCAAAATCTAATATAGTTTTTGTAGCCGTTTGTATTATACCAAAAAGTGAACGTTGTTTTAACAGTTCAAGTACGCCTTTGCCCAAAGCTGATGCAATTTTATCTTGTGATTCATATACAGCCAAAGCAGCAGTATTAAATATTTCTTCCGCATAAATACTACTTTTTAAATAAAAAGCCTGTCTTTTAAATAATGTATTTTGATCTTGAAGTTGCGCTTTTTGAGCTATCAATTTCTGAAGTTTTTCACTGTTTCCTTTTTCTGTTTCTTTTATAATTTCATCAGTCAACGCTTGTAACATTTCTTCTTTTTTATTTTCTATATCTTTTACTTTTTGTATTTTTTCGCTTATACCAAACCCCATTTTTAAAAATGTAATTTCTTTCTCTCTCAAATCGTTCAACTCTTTTTGGTATAGTTTTAATTTTTGAGCCATGTCTAACTGTTGTTCCATAGCAGCGGATGTACGTTGCTCTGAACGGGCCCTCTCCTCCGAATAGTCTGCTACATCGGATGCAGCCTTGACATTTTCTTTTAGTTTTGGTGCTTCGTCTTTCGCCATATCTTATAAATATAACAAAACTAGAATTACCAGCCTGGTTTTATTTTACCTATGCTTTTTTTGATATTTGTAGGATTAGCTGCCTTATCTTCTGCTTGACTTTCTTTATTCTTCGTTTCTAACAATTTCTTTAGATAATAATTACGCAAAAATACAGGCATATCATAAGCATCATAAAATGATACAGCACCTTCTGAGTTATAGGAAATCAAAAATAGAGTGTCGTATATTACGAGTCTATCTTCAGGTCGAAGGCCAAAAAAATTCAGCCGTCAACGGCACCTCCAGTCTGTCCTCATGACTACAACTGTTACATTGAAAGTCAAACTTGAGTTCTACATCGGGTGATACTTTTTTGATAAATCTGCGTAATTCCAAACTGTCTCTAGATAGTAGTTCTTTATCAACAAATGATCGTATATAACCTCTGTCTGGATTGTCGTCAACTGATACTATATGATATTTCAAGCGTGTACTCAGTTCAGGTACATTGTCTGCTGATATCTTCTTTAACGCTTTAAGTTCATTTTCAATCTCAGTTTCATCTCTATGAGTCAATAACTTGATTGTAACAACACGTTTTGAAAATGGTAATGTACATTCGAATGCATTATTGTTTTTTGGTCTATTTTCGTCGGGTATATTTACATTTACTAGTTTTGAAATATCAAAGTTATGTTGACTGTCTTCACCACATTTTGGACATTTATATTTAAATGGTCCATAATTGTCACCATAAGCTAATCGTCTACAGGCTATAATCAAAGCACTTTTATCGGCACTAATTAGATCGTTTAACTTGACATCCTTTTCAACAATCAACGATTCCAATAATTTGTCTAAAGCGTTACCTCTACGAATGTTATTAGCATTTGTAAGAATATCCTCTTCTCTAGCGGTCATATACTTAAGTTCTACTTTACCGTTACTAAGGGGGTGATTTGTTGGATAAACACACCCTTCTGATGGTAGATCTATTTGTTCAGAAGGAAATTTGCTTACAGTTGGTTGATTATTGTTGTTTCGTTGGATGTAAATCTCGTCACTCATAACTTGTGTTTATACATATAACATTATTATAGTTTTTTGATTATTTTATTTTTAATGTATCAATTGCTTTTGTTAATTTTTCAAGACGGGTTTGTAACTCTTGAATTTTAACATTCTTTTTCTTTTGTTCGGTAAACGATACATCTATCGAAGGATAAGTAGATGAAGAATCTTCTTCGCCGGTAACATATTCATGAACTTTATCTTTGATTTTAGCATTCATAAGTTCACGTTTAAGTGACTTTACTTTTTCATTGACCAAGTTTTTTAATAGTTCTTTCTTTTCTTTTGGTAATTTTTCGAATCTTTCTTTAATATTCATATTGGTTAGTATTTTATAAATTTGTTTAACTACTGGAAGACTTATGTTAGGATAGTTCGTTTTAAAGTTTTCAAAGTTTTTATCAGCTATATCTTGTCTAAGTGTACTAGCACTGATACTTCGACCATTTTTATCATCATTTCTGCCCAGATAAATAGCAGGAACGTCGTCTGTCATGTCAACAACTTGAATACCTGTTGGTGCAGTAGCACCATCTTTTGTTGGTTTGGTTTTGTAACGTTCTACAGCTAATGCAAATATTTTACTTCTTTTTGCATCTTCTAAACTTTTTGCACTTGCACCTAAAGCTATAGTTTCCACACTGTTTTTTGGTAGATTAAATACATAACCAAACGCCGAATTCATAGGGCTGTCGTTGTCTACAGACTGTACCTGTACCTTTGGATTTTTTTTCAACAAATTCCAAATTGCTAAACTTTGTTGTAAACCTATGCCGTTACGTTCGCTTGGTCCAACCATAACTATTACTTTGGACACATCAGGTCTACTAGCAAATTTGTTGGCAAGACCCAAGTGTCCTGCATGTGGTGGTTTAAATCCGCCTGGTAACAATACGACTACTTGATTCATTATTTATAAATATATTGTAAATAAAAAATCCTCACTAGTTTTGCTAGTGAGGATATTATAATTAATCCATTCAAAATTAATATTGGAGAATACAATAGTCTGGTTGGACCGTCAAACTTACTGTCAAAGCGTCCCCGTCGTTAGACCAGTCGAGATCACCAAATGTAGCTTCGGTAATAAAAGCACCACGTAGTGTCCATTCTTCTACTTTGTCACCCACTGGTCCTACTACGTTAATAGTTATATCTTTTTTATAGAAATCACTATAACCATCACGGCCTGTTACAGATTCGTGTCCTAGACGAATCCATTCCATTACAGCTTGTGCACCAGATGGTACGATTGGGTCATACAATTCCATACTGACTGGACCCCAAGTAGTTTTACCTTTGTAGTAAGTCTTGATGTTAATGTGATCCAATTCTTTAGCTTGTTGTGTAATTGATGGGCGGCTGCATTTTTTGATAATAAATGATGGAATACCATCACACAATAGAATAAATCTATTTTGAACTTTTGGTTCAAAACTTGTATAAAAAATTTCTGTAGGATTAAGTAGCTCTGCCATAAATTATGTTCCTTATGTTATAATAATAAATATAAATACTGCCGATTATTATACTATTTTTTTAAGTTTATTATTAAACTGTTATGCTTAATTTTGTGTCTATTGCGGCGTTCATTGAATCATACAATTTTTTCATGTCGTTTCGTCTACGTAAAAGTTTATAAACTATGTTTGGTATGCTGAATTCTCCATGAGTTGCCAATCCGTCATTACGATAATCAGTAATTTTCTTTGTTAGATCCTTCATTATATTTGGATTTTTTGTGGATATGGCGGCCTCTATTTGTGCTTTATAGTCTCTATAAATTTTAAGTATTTCATTTTTATCCAAATTAACCCCTTCAAAGTCAGGTTCTTTTATCCATGTATTTTTAAGAATTGAATAGATACCATGACTTCTATTTGGATGATTTATATCTTGTATATAAACTTCGACTTCGTGATTGTTGATTTTGATGTTGTGTTTTTCGTTCCATGACGTACGTAATACATTAACGTAGTTTTTGACTAGATTTGTATCTGTATTTATTTGTTTAAAGTCCGATACAATGTGTAGATCTATATCACTAGTACTTGTCCAGTTGTAACCCGCACTAGATCCCACCATTATAATATCAACAATAGGTGATTGTAATTCTGTTTCTTTATAGAAATATTTTGCGTGTTGTAAAAGCTTTTGCTGAATTTCTGATTTTAAAACTTTACCATTCCAAAATTCTGGATTTAATGTAGTATTTTCAATATACCATCTTTTTTCTAAATTTGGTATTTGTTTCAATTGTTCTATAGTATCTTTTGCATTTTTATGTAATACACCAATACCGCCCGCTTTTCTAAAATTGTTAATATTATCAATATCATCATCAATTAATATACTATTATTATTTGCGTAATCTGCCTTGTATTTTTTATTGCTTACAATTATTGCCTTAAAAGGTATGTTGTTATTCTTTAACCAAATTTTTTTGCCAACCTGAGCATATTCAGTTGGTCCGCTACTCAATATTATAGCTGGATAATCTTTTAAATAATCTACAATTTGTTTGCCATCAGGCAACCATTCCAATTGTGAATAAAAACGTTCACCAACCGAATCTACCAAGTCATAATATGCTTTTTCGCCATAACGTTGTTTATAATCTTCAGAATCTATTCCATTGCTCAATTGTTTAAACTTACCTACCCAGTCAGTAAGCACACCATCCATATCTAAATAAATTGTATAAGATTTCATTAATAATAAATATAAGCAGACTGCTTGTTGTGCTTATATGCTTTTTTATAAACAAATGCTATTAATAATAATATTGATTAGCGGCTTAAAGCATTTATACTTTATATAAAACAAATGTCAAGCAGTTTCTTTTCAAAACCAACACTGGGATCAATTTTTATTTTGCCAAAGTTAAATCTTTCGTTAAACTCTTCAAGTATATCTTGTGCGTAACTATCTTCGTTTTCAACGTACTGATAATCTTTAACATGCGCTAATAAGTTGTCATTAAATTCAACGTATTTCACATTTTATAAATATAATACAGCGATTCGTAGATTCTATATATAACTGAATAATATGAGTGAACCAATAAAATTTTCTGAAGAAGAAATAAAATCAATAGTTGAACTACAAGATGAGTATCAACAAAAAATCTTTGAACTCGGTCAAATTAGACTTGAATTGATTGATATTGACCGTCAAAAAAAATCTCTTGAAGAAAAAGAAAAAGAAATAATAAACGAATGGGAAAAGTGTCTCAAAAAAGAAAACGATCTGGTAAACGCTTTAAGCGTAAAATATGGCGACGGTAAATTAAATCTAAAAGACGGTACATTTACGCCTATTAAATAAATTTATTTATGTTCACGTTCGATGTTAATAAATTTAAAATTAACACAAATAAACCAATCGTCGAACCACTGTCGGTTAATACACCTATAAGTGATTTTAAGAAAAATAACAAAATTACTATATGTTTTATCGGAAAACATGTACATTCTCTCATTGATAAAACAGTTACAGATAACGTTGTCGCTAACGATTTTGACATAATAAATCTAAAAAACGATACAACTATATATGACATAATAAAAAGTCATAATCCTCATGTTTTTGTTACTTTCGGTTCTTGGACCGAATACAAAACACTGTGTAACGTTCCTTACGACTTACGAAAACGGTGGATCAACATCAAAGATAACATTGACGATAAAAAACTAATAGAAGAAATTCTCAATTGTTACACAACAAATATACTGGATGTTAAAAGTGATTATCCACTTATTTCAGTGTTTACATGTGCATATAATACCAAGGAAAAAATAACAAGACCGTTCGCTTCATTACAAAATCAAACATATAAAAATTGGGAATGGATTATAGTAGACGATTCAGATGACAACACAACATACGAACTGTTAAATGCAATATCAAAATTAGATCATCGGGTCAAAGTATTTAAACCAAATCAACACAATGGTTCAATCGGTCAATTGAAAAAATGGGCAGCAGGTTTATCTAACGGCGAAATATTGGTTGAATTAGACCACGATGATGAATTGACGAATAAAGCGCTGGATTATATTAATAAATCATTCAAAAAATACGAAGATGTAGGCTTCGTGTACTCCAATTTCAGCGAAATATACGAAGAAGATAATAAACCTGTAATTTATCAACAAAATTGGGGATTAGGATATGGATCTATTTATAAAGAAAATTATAAAAATATAGATTATCAAGTTTGTGTGTCTCCAAAACTCAATTGCGTCACAATTCGACATATTGCATGCACACCAAATCACGTAAGAGCTTGGAGAAAAAAAATTTATGATATGGTAGGCGGTCACAATCCAAACATGTTTATATGTGACGATTATGAACTATTATTAAAAACATTTATGGTAACAAAAATTGCGCATTTAAATAGATTTTGTTATATTCAATACAGATGTGCTGATAGATTGAATATAGGAATGACGCGACAAAAAGAAACACACCGTCAATTTGATATGTTATTGTCTGCTTATGATAATGAAATTAATCGCCGTTTAATAGAACTAAACATAAAAGATTTGGCATTTAATACTGGTTTAAAAAAAGATAATCTTCAAACTATATGTAAAAATCAAATAAAAGATTGTAGTATCGAAATTAATGACTTATAATCTGTTTTTTAGTTCAGTAACTTCATTTTCTAAATTTTTAACCTTTTCTTGTAATTCTTCAATGTGAGCTATAGCCTTGCTCATAGCCGACCAAACAGTTGGTACAAATGGCCAATGTTCAATCCATTGATAAATCGGTTCACCCTTTTCATCAACTTGATCTTTTTTACCCTGTACAGCACCTGTTAATCCACTTTCTTGTACTTCGTGAGCTATAAACCCTTCAATAATTTTTTTTGTAGGATCGTTTTTCCAAGTAAATTTCTTAGCATTAACACGTTTAACAATGCCCCATCCATCATCATAGTTTATGATATTGGCTTTCAATCTATAATCGGAAGGTGATCCTTGAGCACCTTGTGCGCCTCTTGGACCTTGTGGACCTTGAGCGCCTTGTGCGCCTCTCGGACCTTGTGGACCTGTACCGCCTGGACCACCTGAACCACCTTGAATGCCTTGAATGCCTTGTGGACCTTGTGGACCTGTACCGCCTGGACCACCTGAACCACCTTGAATGCCTTGAATGCATTGTG